GAAGCACGCCAGCCTTTACCAAGTACTATATTGACTCCTTCGAGTTCACGATCTCCTGGCATATCTTCAAGTCTTCCCTGCATCCTGGTGGTAAGTTATCCAGTACTTCTAACCAATCCTCAGGCAATTGTTGTTGTGTCATTACAGTACCCCCAATAGTGTTGAAAGGATTACCCCGGACAGCAGTAAATAGAACGGGGTCAGGTTTGCGTGGTGTTCTTTATGTGTCATCATTGATACCTATAGCCGCGTAGTGTTGGGACTTTAAAAGTTATTCGAGTTATGCCATGCGCCTTGTTTAAACATCGAGCGTTGCGCGTTCATTGGTCGTTATAGAGTTTCATACTCTACCCACCATCCCCTCCAGCAACAGCCACGACACCGCGCAAGTCTCTTGATAGCTCTTCCACTTCGTACCCTTCCCATACATCATCCCTGCCATCTGCGACAGTTCGCGCCTCAGTTTCATTATCAGCGTTGACTACATGCACCACTTCTCCGTAGTTTGTATAACTTTTAACTAAAAATGTTTTCATAGGTAACTCCAATTCGCGTATGATGTTGGTGTTGTCTTTCATGGCTCCACCTCCTCCGGCTCTATATCTATCTGTATCATGTGGTTTTCTTGCGCCTTCCTGATTAAATAAGCCTTTGCTGTTGAGATATGCTCACACTGTACCCGCTCCTCAACATATTCAGCAGCGTCATAGAATTTCCATCTGCATATAAAAGTTTTCATGGTTGACCCCTTAGAACGGTAGGTTGTTAATAACTGTGATGACTGCGCTGCCGATGTACCAGACAAGCACACCGACACCTAAAATTACGTTGTATATGTACATGGTTAACCCCTTGCGTGATAAGTAACGGCCATCCTTAGCCCTGGTTCCGTGTGTAGTCCCAGATGTGGGTGTTATAGGCCCAATGATATTGCGTTGGCTTTTACGGCCTGCGCTCCGTGTGCTGGGAAGCCTACAATAACCTTGCGATCTGCCTTAGCACATAGCCCACATGTCTGGCAGGTTACGCCCTCTTTAGTCACGGCAGGACACACAACAACCTTGCGGCCCTTAGGTGTGGCTGTGTTGGTCATTTGGTCGGCTGGTAGTATTACGGCAACTGGCCCCCCCACAAGGTCAGCTAGGTAGTCAGCGTGGTTGAGGTCATTAGCTGATAGATTAACAGTGAACCCACAGAAGTTAGCCGCCCTTACTGCACCTTGATTAGCGGGGATCGACATATCATGGTGTGTGAAGGTGAACCCACGTTTCCCTATGTTCGCTTTGGTCAAGGCAGCGAGTGCATTCATATCTATGACTTGATCATTGTGAATCAGATCACCGGCTACGTTATGCCGCCATAGTGTGGCATCAGGTAGTATAGCTATCTGGTCGCATACATCAGAGAAAGATGCACCACGCTCACCACTGGTCACCTTCCGCCAGTTCCAGCTAACAGGACCAACACCGGCATAGCATCCGCCGCTGTCTTTAAGTGGGCATATACTAGGGCATGAGTCGCTAGATGTAACAGTAACTGGGATTGGCCCGGTTTTACTATTGGATGTTTTACGGGTAAATTGTATATTCATTTGGTTGGTTCCAGGTTGTGATTTGAAATGGTTATAACTAAAAGAAAACCCTTAGTTATAAACACTTGGTTAAAGTCTTGTATTGCTCCAGGGCTTCCCCCTGGTTTCTCCACAAGCCGACCTTATACTGGGCCGTTCAGTTCATCCCTTTCCACTTTCCCGTATCCTCCTTTGGGCTTCCCTGGTCGCCTTCCCTGACTAGCCCCCCCTGGCTTGAGTTATATACTCTCACATGTGGGACTGAGAACGCAAGCGGTTATTCTAAGAAAATAACAATTAATTTACATAGTCCTTGTTAATCAATATGTTAGGCTTAAATAAAAAACATCAGGTAAGCGCTAGGTAGCCTCACCCTCCCCCCACGCTATATAAGGAGTAAGCATTGTTGTGGGTCAATGGTATCTGGCCCTCCTTTGGTGACCTTGTGTGGTCCCTGGTGGCCTGTGGTGTGATAAGTAAGCGTGCTGGGTGGGCGTAAGGTTGGCCCTGGTTGACCCTATAGCGTGGAGGGTTATTGATAGGGGCGTTAGATGGGCGCTAGGTAGACGCTAGGTAAACCGAAGGAAAACAACAGGGAGACAGACAGACAGAGAACCACAAGAGAACCAATGGTTACTTAGTGTCAACTCTACACTAACTCAAAAACAATAGGATAGCGTAACCAAGGGATAATATATCCGCCTTCATACACTAAGAAACAATAAGTTACGCTAGGTTGTGGCATAGATAGTGGCATAGAGCGGCTAAATAAGCTGACCAGGGACACCAAACGACCCCCCCTACGGGGGTAATCACGGACTTGAAACCTTTAAAAGGCTACACAGGTTTTTCCCCAATTTCGATCCGTAACCTACGGTCTACTCAAGGTCTACTCAAGGTCTACTCAAGGTCCACCAAGCGTCACCCCACCCCCCTACTCTAAGTGATCCCTTATTAACATAGGGTTACTCTAGGTTCCAATCTCTAACTCATTGCTTATTGAGGTAGGTATCTCTAAGTCATCCCTTATGGGGATAAGTGACTATAGGTTATTAACCTATTAGTTATTACATTAATGATCATAGCCATGAGGGCAGCATAGCCCTGTACTACCCCTATATAGTAACTAGGGGTAACACAGGGTATACATACAGAGAGAGATAGACATAGGGTCTCCCTGGACACCTCTATACTACTGTAAGCATCCGGGGGATTTTATCCTAAGGGGTGGGTCAATTATTAACCCTACCATGTCTCCATCCAAGTCTGTGACTCGGTCTCATATCCTACTACATGCTGCTGCAGGAACAGCTCCATCTCTATTGCCTTCCTAGCTGCCTCAACGGTATGACTGTCAGTATCTAGTTGGTCTAACCAGTACTGTACTGCAGCGGCTAGAACATCGATCCTATCATCATGCTTCAAGGCACCACGTTCATTCATGATGCGTGACATCTGATAGAACAGTGAGTAGTCCTTGTCGTGTAGGAGTCCATCTAGGTCTTTCTGTATGACCTTAGGGTCCATTACCAACCGGTGCTGCATCATTACAGGCTCAAGGGTATCGATTATCCTCCCCTCTTTCATGGATGACGCTCTGTCGTCCTCGATGGTACATGGGTATATCTTGGACAACCAAGGCCTGAGCAACTGAGCAAACATTCCGTCACCAAAGTTACTCTCAATGAGTATCATGTTGACCTTATGTGTCTTAGCTCTCCTGGCCAGCATCTCCAGTGTTACATCAGAGTACCCATCCCTCGTACCGTCAACCTCAGGTATGAAGATATTACCTGCATACATCTTTGAGATAGCCCAACTGGTCTCGTCCTTACCACGGCCTGATGGATCAATGGCCATCACAGCCCCTGTGTACTCCTGAGTCTCCTTAGACACCCAGTAGGGTCGGTAGTAACGATCTCCACCCAGGCCAACACTCTCAAGGCTCTCAATGACAGTCTCCGGACCATTCATCTTGGTGAACTCTACGGGTGCTTTACGCATCCCTACATCCATCACTACGAGGTCTGCAAGCTTCAGTGGGTATTTATCAGCGTCAGACAAGCTTGTGTCGAGCATGAACTGTAGCGCGAACCCAGCCTTACCATAAGATAACCGGCGTGACTCGATGTCAGCCATGGTGAATCGAATAGGTTCTGTGCTTTGCCCAATGTTACTTGGGGTCATGTTGTTGATAATGAATGGAGCTAATGCTCCTCTATACCTGATGATCTGGTCCTGACTTGGGTAAAGGATTGGCCAGATACGTGTTTCATATCCACGCTCTCCCATCACGTTGTACAGAGACATTTCTGTCTGCGGCGTACCTAGGAAGATAATACGTGGCTCTTCCTTCATTGTGTGTGGGTCATACGGCTTTAGTACAGCGTCAAACTCCTTAACAGACTCAGCCAGCTTATTACGGCTGTCCTGGGTGTATGAGTTATTTGGAATCTCAACGTCATCACCAATGATCACGTTTGCACGGGAACCGGTAAGCTGCCCATTGATACCAACTGACTTAACAGATGGACTTTGGTCAACCAGAGCTGGCCCAACATCAAAGGCAATAAGAGAATCCCTCTGTCCCTTACGTGGCTTCAAGTGTTGTAAGAAGTCCACCTCGCCTATCAGACGCTTAACGAATGATGAGAATGCGTCTGCTCGTTCCTTGGACGCTGAGACCACCATGATCTTTACCTGAGGGTCTCGGTACAACAACCAAATAACAAAGGCTGCGGTTACAAATGATTTACCACAACCACGGAAGGCCTCGATGACCATACGTGTCGGTCCGTGTTGTAGGTAATGCCCAATGTCATATTGGAGTGCTGTTGGTTTGGGTAGTTGTAGGTGCTTCCATATCATAAACAGGAAGAACCCAAAGTCCTCCCTGAGTTTTTCTTCAAGTTTCTTGGCGTGATTACCGCCGGTAGTCGATGTCATATACTCTCCAGATACGCGCCCAGGAGCCACTACAGCTCCCAGGTACGCATAAGACGCGTAAGTGGGACTATCGGTCCAACTTAGTGTTACTTGGGCTTACGATCCAACCCAGGAGGTCTGATGTGGACGTAGATCGATGTGAAGGAATGGTCCGTAGAATCCAAAGCCTTTGAACCCATGCTTTAAGGCGGCACGGAGGAGCTTAACCCGGAAGGGGCCATTACAAGGTATGTCGAATGCAATACCTTCATTATGTCTCCCAGGCTTCGGTTTCTTACTCTCGGATGAATGGTTCGGACAGCGCCAAGCTGAGTTTGGGGAAAACGGTACGCCTACTTCCTCACGTACCTTGTTTAACGCTTCGAGTGCATGGGGCTGGACACCCTGGCCATGACAACCACAATGACACTCCAGCTCTCTTTCGTTGAAATAGTTCTTTGTCATATGGCCCCCATCTTCTTGGCAACAACAGCCTCAATGAGTGGGCGTATCATGCGCCGGTATCCCCACACAGCTATCAGCATCCCGGCTAACATAGCCTGATACCAGACAGGAGTTTTATCGAGTACAGCAAAACCATCCTCAATAACCTGCACCATATCCGGAAAGAACACCATGACAGCCGGTAGTAAGAATATGTAGAACGAGATGTCGTCCTTAAGTCCGTTGTTCTGGACCATGTACATATCCAGGTCAGAGGCAGCAGTATCGCCGCTCTCAATCCGTTTGATAGTTGCCTTGGTCTTTGCGGTAGCTATTGCTGCTTCATCCTTACGGGCTGCTTCCTTGGCCTCCTGCCTTTGCCCTAAGTAACTCGTGATGCCACCAATGATGGCAGTATAAAGTCCTATCATAATTACCTCTAAAATATTGAAGTGACCTTTGAGTCATCCTCGTATGCTTCCAAGCCTTCACTCAGTTTCTTCAATGAATCGCTTTCATCCAAGACACCAGTGATATTGTTATCTGCAAGGAACTTGTTGATTGCATTAAGTGCTTGTGGAGATACCACCTCATCCTCAAGTAGCTGGCACATCCTCACGGCTTGTTTCTTGTGAATTAGTGCAAACAGCTCTTCGAGAGATAGTTTCTCCAGCACCACGGCGGGGGTCTTATCTCCCCCCTGATCCTCTTCGGTACTCATTGTTTCTCCCGGTTCTTCTTGGCTGACATTACAGTCAGATTCTTACGCTTACGGTTCAGCGGGTTTCCATCCTTATGATCAACATGCTTCCCGTCACCTTTACGTACCCTGCCCTCTTTAGTGAGCTGTCTACGTGCTTGGTTACGGCTACTACGTTCTTTGATCTTGAGTTTGGATGAATGCCACCGCTTGTAAGCTTCTTTGTTACTTACACCCTTTGGATTTGGCATATGTCCTACGTAGGCTGAACCACGAAGTGAAACGTGGTATTAGAAGAATGATCTGCAGTACTGTGTAGAATAGGGTTACTACCAGTACTACATCACTTAATTGAATGCCATACACAGTTAGACCTGTAACGGCTACTGGTGGGCTGGCCTTTGCGACCTCGTTTAGTACTTCATGTTTCATTAAGCATCTACCATTCTGTACTCAGGGTGCATGTGTATTCTATCCACCTCATTTACGTACGATTCATAGCAATGCTCATATTCCCAAAAGAAGATACCATCGATAATCTTATGTAACCGCGCCCATCCTTTGGACTTCATACGGTTACGCCAAGTCCTCGCTGATAGTGTTTCGTCAGCGTAGCCGCCGGTCATTACATTAACCCCCTGGTCCAGCCATATTAGTAGCTGCCAGAGGAATCTCTTAAATCTCATTAACTACCTCCTCAGGCTATGGCCATACTACAGCCCTCACCTCTTCTTCAGTTGCTGCATCATCAATAGACTGTTTAAGCTGCCTAGCGATAGTATGTTGGATGTGTACATGGGCGGCAGCGGTAGCCCCCAGCCCCTTAAGTAGGTCAATACTCATAGGTATGTCTTCATTACTAGCGTTACGCCATGAGAAACCTTCCGGCAGTGGGAATCCAGCAAGTGCATTAGTTACGGCACCAGTGATCATTGCAATACTCTTAGAGTCGCTATCAAATACGCCGTAAGAGACTTCCCCTACTTTGTATTCAAAGCCAGCGGCGATTACTGCATCTCTCTCAGAGTTAATAAAGTCTCTTCGATTGGTTTTAACGGTTTCCAGAGGTATAGGAGGTAGTGCCTCAACCATCCATACCCTTGTAGGCACTCCGTCTAAAATCTCATCACTTAGCTGTAGCTTCTCAGCGTTAGTGTCGTAAACTGGTTGTGGTGTTTCTACCAGTTCAGATATTTTGTATACGCCGTCTTCACTTTTCCACCCCGCAGTAGCTGGAGATAGTCTGTCACCATTTGGTAAGACAACCCAACCACCTGCATTTAATGTGCTTAGGACTTCGGACGTATTGTGTAAAACTAACATATTTAACTCCGTGCGTAGGTTCTTAGTTCTTGACTTGTTGCATCGACAAGAGCCAAGGTGTTGGAATCTAAAGCGACTATTGCCGCCGAGGAAACTAAAGATAACGCTTCGGTGACAGAGCCTAACGACCAAGCACTTCCACTCCAGATATAATTTTTAAAATCACCTGTAGTCTCATCGATGAAAACAACTGTTGAAGCGTCTATAACTGCCACTCCAGTGCCAGTATTCCCAGTCGAAAAACTGCTTCCGACTTGAGACCAAGTACTACCATTCCAACTATATGTTGTCAGCATGTGAGTGCTGACATCAATAATTACAACAAGGTTGCTAGATAAGGCCATTACTTCTGAGTTTTCCAGCCCTGTAATAGATAAAAAGGTACCTGCTTTAGACCAAGCACTGCCGTTCCAAGAATAAGTCCTAAGCGTGTTATCGATTGGTACTGCTAGAGCCAACGTGCTGCTATCCATCATAGTTAACGATGACCAGCCGTTTGGTATCGATGTTGCGGCACCGAGCGTAGACCAAGCACTTCCGCTCCAAGAGTATGCGCGTAGATTAAAAGCAGCCCCGTTACACATAGCAATAGATGTACTATTTATAGCTGCTATGTCTGTCCCGTTTGCACCGGAAACTACCAGCCCACTCCCCACTTGAGACCAAGTACTGCCATCCCAAGAGAAAGTTTTGAGAGTATCACTACTGTCGTCCATGAAAGCTATAGTGTTGCTGTTAAGCATTGTTATAGTAGGTCGAGCCATCGTGCCTACATTCAACCCATTGCCAATTTGCGCCCAGCCTGACTCCACATTGTTTGAATACATGAAAGGGAGAGGAAAAGGGAACATTATTGCAACGCCACTATATTCAATAAACTAGCGCCTCCGAGTTTAGTGATATAACACATGAATGAATCCCCTAAAGTAGTGGTGAAAGTATCCCCAACTACTTTAGTAAAACCAGACGCAGTGATAGCACCAGCAGTAACTCCATTAGACACAAAAATAGCAAGCGAGGTATTTACAGTAGGGGGAGCGAAGACATGCGCCCCGTTGTTCGTATAATACTGAAACCCACCATTGACTATATTTGGTGTTAAAGTGCCTGTAGACATAACACCTATGTAGTATGTAGTGGTTGAGTAACCAGCGGTTAGTGTCTGCGTGGCGTTTGCCATGAGGATGTTTGTATTAGCTACTTGCGCTCCTATAGAGGCACGCACGTCAGCCGCATCAAGTGAGGCG